ACCAAGTATGGAGGGCGGTTACGCTTACCGTAAAACTCCTGCATGGAGATAGCCCCTGCCGAAAATGTGCCTGTAGCGTTAGCGTCTGTCCACCATAAAACGCCGCGATAGGAGTTCAGGTTATTTCCAAGGCCAAACTGTGTGTTGATGTCACTAATTGAAATCGGGCCAGAGGTAGGCAGGGTCATGTTTACACCGTGCCGAAGGCGGTTACGTTCGCTTTAACTGTCAGGTTTCCGCTGGAATCCAGCTTTGCTACGTTGACGCTGTTGTAGCTAAAGAACAAGGTAGTGCCAGACGGGGTTACGCTCCAACCGCCTACGTTGGTGACGGCTGCTGCACTTGTTGCTGTGGTTGCTGTAGTTGCATTACCCACAACTGCGCCTGTATGGGTACCTGCGGTATTACCCGTGACGTTACCCGTGACGTTACCTGTGACGTTACCTGAGACTGCCGAAACAATGCCGCCAGAGAAAGTCTTGACGCCTGAAATAGTCTGCACCCCATCCAACTGAACCATATTGGTCAATGAGGCAGCGGTGATTCGGAGTTCAAATTTGGCAGCTGATACCGATGGCGGTGCCTCATATGTGCGAGCTGTTGTACCTTCCTGTGCGCGTACGACCGTGAACACGTCCGTTGCCCGCGCTGTAACTCTCACAATTTCCAGCTGGTTGCTAGGATTTGTCAGCGTGATGTAGTAGAAGTTACCGCCCGTAACAGCCGGAAATAATGCACCCGTACCAGCAGTCACACTAATCGACGTAGCTGTCGAAGTGATGTTTGAGGCTAACGTAGTCGAGGCATTGTTGGAAAAAAGTGCGGGCATAGTGGCTGTCCTTTACTTGAGGTTGCGCAGCTTGTACAGAGTGCTTAGATACAACGCCACAGCTTCGTCGATCAGATTCTGGATGGCCGTATCATCACGGTCAACAGCGGTGTATCGCAATTTTTCAATGGCATCGAGCTGCTTTTCAAGCACCATATCAATAGGGCCAACAGCTTCGTTGTTCAGCATCGGAATGGACTCAATGATTCCGTTGCGGCCTTGGTACGCCTCAGCAATAGAGTCAGCGATATCAACTATGCTATCGTAGAACGAACCGAGAGCTGAGTGCTGGGAAAAGGATTTGGTACGGAGATGTTCCCGATGTGCCAGATCACGGCCAAGAAACAGTAGAGCGATCAAGCGACCAATCATGGCTGAGTTTTTCATTTGTCGGCCTTTGCGTCAAGTTTCTCAAAAATCTTGTTGAGCATGGTCTTCACCTCGTCAATGTCCCGGTGGTAGTCGTGCTTGGACAAATACGTTGTCGGAAGCTGGCGCACGTCCGTGTCAAGGCGCTCAATTGCACGGGTAATGTTGTTCAACACCCACCCCCCGAAGAAAGCGGCGAGCGCCACGGCAATGTTAAAAAGCGCTTGCGTTTCCATAATGGCCTTCATAGAGAACTTACACCGGGGCGACAGGCCAAATGATACCCCAAGGGAAGTCCTGCTGGGTTGTAATATCTCGCAGTGCCTGCCGGTAAATTGCCCAAGCAGCTTGGTCAACAGGGGCATCGGAGACTTGCGTCCAGTCAGTTGCGGCCAACGCAATGCCCCGCTCAGCCCGTATAGCAACTGACTTCTCAGCTGTGCGTCCAATCAACTCGTCTTCGGTAGCATCACGAACAACCCAAACCTGTACCCATTTGTCATCGAGCGAAGCTACTGGTGCTTCAGACACGACCTTTGTATGGTCTACGGTAGGCATTTGCGTATTAGCTACAGTAAAAACGCCCCACTCGGCTAGGCAAGCCTCAGACGGTGCAGCAGGAAAAGAAACCTGTGGGTTATCTTGTTTTAGCTGCTTAAACGAGTATGGATACGTTTGGACAATGTTATTCTGAATCAGTGCTTGCATAATTTATCCCTTATGGCAGAAATTCGATAGCATATGAGCTGCCGAACGTGCCTGCTTGAGTTATTGTTTCGCCTGTAAGGCTTGACAATGTGTTGCTTGGCAAATGAGCGACCATATTAGTTGTACCAGAAACTATAAAAGTGTAAGGTGCAGTCACTGCGGTATAACCAACAACATAAGAACCCGCAATAATCATTCCGCGTCCGGTGGTGTCTAAGCCTGTTAAATCCGGAAGGGGAACTGTAGTTCCTGTCGCTGTAGAGCCCGCTTGTGCTTGACCAATGCTAGTGGCATCATGAAGTGCAAGTAAATACCCATAAGCACCCGTCCAATTTATTGTTTCGCTGCCGCTAGTGTAAATCTTGTACTGCACGCGAGTGGCGCGTGTACTACCCTCAAAAACAGTAATGCTGGTGTATCCCGCCAAAAGCGCAGGGGCAACGGCGGTTCTATTAGCCGTCATAGCCACCAGCATATCTCCAGCATTCAGACTTTCCCCTAATAAGGTAAGAGTCCTTGCCGCATCACTGACTTGATTAACTAAAAAGGTTGTGCCGCCAACTGAGATTGGGGGTAATGGCTGTACTGCTGGTTTTACTGAAATAAAAATAGACCTATTAATCCTAGCTGTAGCACCGGAACCAGTTACAACTACGTCACCAGTTGATCCAACGACATCTTGTTTGCTCCACCAAGTAGAACTTGGACCTGTGGTATCGTTGTCTGCGATAAAAGAAGTCCACCCGCTAGTTGAAATTGTGTAGGTAATAGACGGGTAAAATGTTTGCGTGCAGGCGAACAAGACATATGACCGATTAGAAACCGTTATTCCGGGGATAGTTTGCGGGTATACAGCAGTTGCCGCAGACCAAGTAGACGCTGTATCAAAAGCAGCGTTACCAAAACCGGCGATAAAACCATATATTGGAGAATTATTACTAGTTGTAAAAATGTAGTTTGCCGGTTCTGCTAACCCTGCCACTTTCCAAAATACGCCTCTATTCCCTATATCATTAACTTCTGTCCAGCCAGCAGGCCCAGTCCATATATTATCGATGCTGCTTGCGTTTTGGCTGCAGACAAATGCCACCAGCAAGTCACCGTATATAGTGCCTGTTGGTTTGGTAATTGTGATGGCCGTACTGTTAGTAGTTACCTGTCTTGACTGGACATTCTTAAATACGACTGACGGCCCCGCAATAGTTTCAGGTACTGAGAGTAGTTTAGCTGCCAACATTACGCCACCTGCCCGGTCAAAGCGCCGTAGACTGTCGTTCCGACCTTCCACAGTTGAATCACGGTAAATCCAGCACCCGGAATCAGCGTAGGTGCAGTACCGCCTACCCACACCACAGGGACAGAAGTCCATGCTACTGTAAACACTGATGCTGTATCGTTAACCATCAGAGTCATAGACTGCCCAGCAGCCCATGTACCAGCAGTAGGCGTTGAAGCCGCTGTCAGTGTCCAAGTCTGGATAGAGCCGTTGGTCGGTGACAATGCAGGTGTAGTGCCGGTGACGGCGAACACTTCTTCCGTGTAGCCGTCGTTAAGAATAACGCCACTTAGTGATGGGCCTGTAGCAAAGACGTTGGCCCCAGCACCTGTTTCGTCTGTGAGCATAGCCGCCATGTTGGCACTGGACGGCGTGCCAAGGAATGTAGCTACTCCGGTTCCAAACGATGTTATTCCAGTGCCGCCGTTGGCAATGGCGACTGTACCAGTGACGTTGGCGGCTGTGCCGGTGGTGTTCTGGTTCAGTACAGGTACATCGGAAGCGAGGATATTGGCCATGACCACATCAGTACCGTTACCACGCAGGTATTGACCCGTTGTCGTCGCACCAGCCAGTGCGTCCATCGCAGCTTGGCGCGTAGTCTGGCCAGTACCACCGTTAAGAATAGCGACTGTACCAGTGACGTTGGCGGCTGTGCCCGTAGTGTTTTGGTTTAGCGTCGGGAAAGTGCAGTTAGTCAATACACCAGATGAAGGTGTACCTGCTAGGGTAACTAAACCACTGGGGGTAAGAATGTTAGATAGCAGTGCCATGTCTTATCTTTCAGGAAAATGTAGCGGTGGCAGCACCGTAAACAGTACCCACGGCACCACTAGGAGTCCACAAGCAAGTACCCGTTGTAGAAGCACTACCCAAACTTGCAGCTAAACAGACGACTGTTTCGTCTGGTACAAGCGCCGCATTTATCTGCGCAATTTTAGTACCCTGATTTGGGGTCATAGTGTCAGTAGCTAGCCCTGTGTCTTTGCCGAGCATAAATAACTGCAATTGTCCTAAACCACTAGCTATGTCGGGGCTAGTTCTGGCTAAGGTTGCATCATTACCAGTACTTCCGTACGTTTGATAGCCAAACGCATTATGCGCAGATACATCTCTAAATGTTGCCACCAACGCCCCGGTATCGCTAAGGGTACCGTTTCCATAGACTGTAACAGTACTGGTAGGTACACTGCCTAGCTTGTAGTACATCGCCATCTGATCCGAGCCAACACCCATAGTGACATCTACTAGCGTCGTGAACCCACTAGGGGCTGTAAAGGCTCCCCCTGATTCTGAAGTAAGGCATATCACCATTAAGTCCGTAGCCAAGGTGCCCGTAGGGACAGTGACAGCGGTTCCAGCAGACCCTACTGCTGTCGCCGAACTGAAGGCTACATACGAGATAGCTGGTGTTGCCGTAGCTGCGGCGCGACCGATAAACATCATCTGAATCCCGCTCACGACACGTTTCCTGAAATTACGCAGACTGTACCGCTAATAAACAATATGGTCGCGGTACCCCTAGTCGCTAGAGACACTGTAGCTTTGTCCGCGTCAGTGCCTGCAATATAGGCTGTTGTCACAGTACAGGTAACCGTAATGGCACCAGCAGTGTTATTGAATATAGAAACTACGTCGCCTTCTGAAAACACAGCGTCCGGGATAGTGACGCTGCCCCCAGTGCCTACTTGTACGTACTTGCCTACGTCTGCAGTTGCAAGCGTATAGCTGGTGGTTTTTGTCCCTACTGCGGGAATATTTTTGTAGCCGATATTCGTGTTGACAGAAGTAGCTACAGCGTAAACTTCCCAAGTAGTTCCGTCGTACACCAGTTCGACTTGAATGCCTGAAACGTCTAACGTCAAATCTTCTGCAAGACCTTCAATAGTTGAAGCATTGCGAGCGACGATCAGGTTGGTAGTGCCCCAAGCTGCCCCATCCGCGATTTCAACGGAATGTCCAATGCTAGGGCTGGCAGGTAGGGTAATAGTAAATGTACCGCCGCTAGTATCAGCGATTAATTTATCGCCATTGACAGCGGTGTAGTTAGTGGTCTTCTTTACCCAGTCGCTATTAGCGACTGTAATAGTCCCGGCACCATTAGTGATGCGTATGCCAGTGCCAGCAGTCAGGTTTGCTTTCTCCCACAAACTGGTAGTCGTGTTGTACACCAGCGTCTGGCCGTTAGAAGGAGACTGCGCTGACACATTATGCAGCTCGTCCATCTCATAGCCGTTCTGAACCTTGACAATCAGCTTACCCTGAGTCGGGTGAGCATGAGCAACAAGAGCCACATAGACTAAGTGATCTGGGGCGTAGGGTTTAGTTGCCGTCAACGTACCAGCCGTTGTAGGGCTGAGGTAGAGTTGCGCCCCGTCTGTGTATGCTGACGTATTGATGTTGGTGACAATGCCAACAAGGGTGACATAACCATTGGAGTTGTTTGCCAAGTCGCTAGTCATCAACCCTAGAGTCTGCGCTGATGTTGCATCAGATGTCGCAAGCGCTTTGCTGACTGTCGGAATTTGCCCGACTGTTCCAGAGATGTAAACCGCTGTACCCTTGGTAAGCGTTGCGCCAGTGGTGTTCCGCACTTGTTCAACCAGCACAGACGCAGGGGAAGCCTGCGAAACTGCAAGATCAATTGCTGTTCCGGTCGTAGTGACAACAATGCTACCGTCGGCAGATGCTACCGTCTGCACAGCCGTGCCAGCCAAAGTGCCCTGCGCTGCCGTTGCAAAAGTGGCTGAGTTTATGCTGCCATCTTTTATCAGTTTGCCGGTAGTACCGTCGAACAGGGCAAAGTTATTGGCGACAGCGCTGGCTGGGCCAACCACATCACCGGAGCCACTGCCGCCTGTGATGGCGACGGTAACTGCACTACCTACATTGGTAGCCGTAACACCAGTGCCAGTGAAGTTGATGCTAGATACAGCGGAAGTCAGGGTCGTACCCTCATCTGCAACTGCAACAGCCCCGCCAACAGTGTTTGCTGCCCACTTGACGCCAGTAGCTTGTGTGGAATCGGCTACCAAAATAAACGAGTCAGTGCCCACGGGGACGCGGGTATTAGTCGTGCCGTTGTCAACAATCAAGTCGCCTTTGGTGGTGGTCGGAGCAAGCGCGTCGAACGCAGCCGTCGCAGTAGATGCACCTGTGCCGCCGTCTGCAATAGCAAGATCGGTGATGCCCGCAATAGAACCACCAGTGATGGAAACACTCGTGGAAGCCTGCGTAGCCATGGTGCCGAGACCAAGGTTGGTCCGAGCGTTGGCAGCTGTGGACGCACCTGTACCACCATCAGCAATAGCCAGATCGGTGATGCCCGTGATCGAGCCGCCGGTAATCGCTACTGAAGCAGCGCTCTGCGTAGCCATGGTGCCAAGACCGAGCGAGGTGCGCCCAGTTGCTGCGACAAGACTAGTAGCTCCACCGTCCCAGTTATTGCGGTCTGTATAGGCTGTATCCCAGTTCGTCTGGCTAACCGTAGTGGGGATGGCGTAGCCAGCAGCGTACGTAAACGCCAACGTACCTGCACCGATAACTGGTGAACCAGATATGGCAAGACCCGTAGGCACCGTAGCTGACACGGACGTGACCGTTCCAGTGTTACTGGTGTACCCCGAAGGGTTGCTTGCGGGGTATGCACCTAGGCTGGTAAGCGCATTTGCTGCTGTAGAAGCACCAGTACCGCCATCGGCAATGGCTAGGTCGGTAATGCCTGAGATGGCACCGCCAGTAATGGAAACACTTGTGGAAGCCTGCGTAGCCATGGTGCCAAGACCGAGCGAGGTGCGCCCAGTTGCTGCGACAAGACTAGTAGCTCCACCGTCCCAGTTCAGTCGGTCCGTGTAAGCTGTATTCCAGTTCGTCTGGCTAGCTGTAGTGGGAATAGCATAGCCTGCTGCGTTGGTAATCGCCAACGTACCTGCGGTGGTAATAGGAGAACCAGATATGGCAAGACCCGTAGGCACTGTAGCAGCAACTGAGGTAACAGTGCCTGTGGCAGCAGAGACCCATGCCGTGGCGTAGTTAGTGGCGCTAGTTTTTGCAAGAACCTGACCTGTCGTACCACCAACCGGAACCCCGATACCCGCAGGGCCAGTGGGGCCGACGTCACCTTCCGGACCTTGCGGGCCTTCGGCAACTATGCTGATGGTATCAACAGCGCCGTACTCTTGAACGACAACCGTGTCACCAGTCTCTTCAACAATGACAATATCGCTCATCGTGTGACCTCTGGGGAGATATCGATCTGACCTTCAATGAGTCGTGTGACGACGCCGTTTGAGGCTACAAGCTCAAGGTCGTATTTACCATGCCGCCATGTGATGTCAGCAGTGGTAGTAGCTGAAAAACTCAGAACAATTGTCCCAGTGAGGGGGGTAATCGTAATTGTTCCGGCTGTTGTAGTCAACTCCAGCAACACAACAGTGGAAGTCACACTCTGACGCACCTGCATGCGGGCGGTGTAGCCTGTCAAGTTGACAGGGGTACCCGTGCTGGAGTTCCAAATCAGGGTTTTGGCGAGCGTCGTGCCCTGCTCAATAACAAAGTTGTATGTTGCTGCAGCCATGTTGTTCCTTATACCCAGCGCTGATATTCGATGGTCACAGATGCGCGGGACATGCCCTTAGCAACCCGTGTGCGAACTTCAGCCATGGCGTCGTTGAAGCGTTTCAGGTACATCTGCGATGCCTTCGGGTCATAGTAAGGCTGACCCGGTGTATCATAAAGGCGAGCCCGAGCACCCAGTGAGATGTACTCATAGTAGCGCTCAAAAATCTCGTCTGACACAGTCGTAGAGGCCCGAGTGGGGGTAACTGATACCCGCAACTTGATCTTACCAGTCTCAGTCACTTTGGGGTAGGGCACAAGCTGCACTATCTGCGTGACGTTGCGGAAGTAGTAGTAGGGGTTGCCATCCAGATCGTTCCAGTTGGAAGTACGGTAGATGCGGGTCAGCTCCTCGACCGCCTTGGGGATCAGCAGCTGATCGCCAAACCACGCTTCCATGATATCGACGACTTTGTAGCCGAAGTCCGGGTCCATTTCGTAACTGCCCTCGCCCGCGACCGCCTGCATTGGATCAAGGTTCAACTGAAGAACCCTTGTCTCCTCACAGAACTGGATGCACGCATTGCGTATGGCTTGGACAGCGACAATCTCAGGAACATCCCGCATGTACGGAATGATCTCAGGCAGGAATGTCTCATAGGAAACTGCATTCATGATTGTGATCCGGGTACGGAGGTGTTACGTGGGTTGAGCGACTGTGTCGGCTCATTCATTGTCTCAGACTGCGACTTACCACCAATAGCAGCAACGAAAGTCCCGAGGTACCCTTGTGCCAACTGCATACCGGGGGCGTAGTCTGCATTCTTGCTGCACGCACGATACAGAATGTAATCCACCAATGGAGATTGGAAGATATCAAAAATTGGAATCGCCTGCGACTCTGTCGTGAGGTCTGCTGGCTGCATCGAGTAGTTCAGCTCAATGTACTGCGTACCCGTATTGGGCGGGTACACATAGAAAGCCAGCTGATCCTGCACATCATAGATGTAGTTACGAACCTCAGCCTTGGCTGTGGCCGAGTGCCAGTCTGGGCTAAACCCATCGAGCAACTCACGAGACACGATACGAATCGCACGCCCCGGTACGGCACCTGTAGTGCCCATGTTGCGGTAAATCTGCAACAACAGCCAACCGCCTGCTGGGATTGTCTGCCGTGTGCCCGCTACAAGTTTGGTCGAAGCTGTCGTCGATGAGGCGCTGGGCTGGATAAGCACGATCTGCCGCATGCCATCATTAAGCCAAGCCAGAAGTTCAGCCCGCGTCCATTTCAGATTGCTGATATCCAGCAACTGCTTGGCAGCCTTGTCGATAATAGCGCTTGCAAGGACAGACATTAGACTTTATCCATTTCTGCAGGCGTGCCTCTTGTAGCCCCCTGCGCAGCAGTAATAATGGCAGTAAAAGTCGCCAAGTACCCTTGAGCAAGCGCAACACCGGGAGCGTATTCAGCGTCTTTCATACATGCTTTGTACAGCATGTAATCAAGCAGCACAGACTCGTAGATGTCGTTCACCATGATCGCCGTTGCTTCTGAAGCAATAGCGACAGGGGCTCTAGAGTAGGTAACTTCAACTTTGTTACCCGAGGAATCTGCCGGTGGGTAGACCCAGAAAACGGTCTTGTCCAACGGCGTATAAATGTAGGCCGTAGCCGTCCCAGTGGGAGTTTCTGTGCTCCAAGTGGGGTTGTTTCTAGTCAAAATCTCACGACGGGTCTCTTCAATTGAGCGTCCCGAAGCCGTACCGGACACACCTGTGTTCCGATTAGCGCTCAGAAGAATCCAACCATCTGAAGGAATCGACTGCTTAACACCCGCAACCAATGTCACGTTTGCCGTAGCAGTCGATGCTTCAGGTACAGCAAGGACTAGCGCTTGTTGCGCCAAATTCAACCAGCTTAACAACTCATCCCGAGTCCAACGAATGCTCGTCAGGTCGATCAGCTGAATTGCAGCCTTATCAATAATTGCCCCTGCCGTAACTGTTCCCATAACCTACCTTACGTAACAGCCAGAGCTGCAGTGATTGCGGGAACCTGCGTACCAGCCCATGCGCCCTGCACAACCAGCTCATTTCCAGTGGTAGTACCTGCATCAAGGGTAGTGATTGCCAGAGCCTCAGTGTATGAGAAACCAGCGGTCACGAGACCATCGATGTTGGAGGTAGTGTCCTCAAGAATTACTTGTTGTGCTTGCGGGAGCGAAAGGCCGCTCGCAATCAGGTCGTCAATAATTGCCATATCAGTCTCCTAGGTTGAAAAAGGTGGGGGTTTCCCCCCACCGTCGATTAACCTGCAGCGACCAACAGAGCCAGACCGTTTGCCTGTGCGACTTGCGTGCCGTAGACGTTCAGACCACGAACCAGCGTACCGAAGTCATTCGGGTTTTGCAGGCTCTCGACCTTGGCGATCTGCGAAGCGAAAGTGATGGCCGACTTGTGACCAGCGATAACAGCGTGGCGCTTCACAGCGCTTGTCAGCGTTGCATCGGTGCCAGTGTTAGGGTTCATCCAAGTCTTACCAGCGGCACCGCGTGGGACCAAGTTAGACACGTAGACCGTGAAGCGGTCGATCATGCCGATCTTACCGTTACGCAGGACACTGGCAGCGTCACCCATGAACTGGGCTTGAGCCAAGTTCGATTGCATCAGGATTTGACGCTCAGTTGGGGTGATGATGAGCCAACGATCAGTCTCAGGCACGTTGTTCTCATCCAGCACGCTAGACAGAGCAGTGATGCTCGACAGGATGTTGGAAGCGGTCAACGTGATGGCAGACAGATCGGTACCGAGGTTGTAGCCAGCGGAGATGGCACCAGCAGTTGCGCCTTGGTTGGCAGCAGCGCCTTGGTTGAAAGTCGTGTACAGCACGTCCTTGTCGATGTTGATCTTCATCTGCATGGCAGCGTCATTGGTGAACAAGTCCATCAATTTTGGCTTGGCTTGCAGCTCCAGCACGTTGTTCACGTTGACGCCGAAGTACTTACCCTTGTTGATGACCAAGCTGATGGTCGAAGGGGCAGGAACTTCGTAAGCCAAGTTTTGACCAACGGAGTAGTTGTTGATGGTGATCGAAGGGATCGTGTTGATGATGACGGTATCGCCCATGCCGGTGATGTCACCTTGCCAGTCGGTATTGGCGATCTCGCCAAAAACGGTGGCTGCATAGAATTTCTGAGCCAGTTTGCCAGACCAGAGAGCTGGAATGAACGAGCCAGAATAGGCGGTGCCGGAATAGGCAACTTGACCACCGGGGGTGTTGAAACCACCGGAGTTGATTGGATAGGCTGCTGCTGCGGTAATGGTAGACATGGAAGTACTCCTTAGTTAAAAAACGGTATGAAACACCGCCATGTCTGGGGAACCTTTAACGGATTCGGCCTTCAGAAATAGCGGCATTGATTTCTTTCTCAAATCGCACCGCCTCGTCCGTATCGAGTCGCCCCTTAACCCATTCGCTGTAGAAGTCCGTGATCTCCGCTTGCGTGAAGATTCGTTGTCCATTGGCAGATGCTTCCGGGGTAGCTGACGCACGAGAGCGGGTCGGTGCTACTTGACGCTGAAGATCGGCTCTATTGTTTGACCGTACCGGGGCTACAGTTGCCTTGTACTGAGCAAAAATTGTCGCTGTGCGATCTGCGTCCAGAGACTCATATGCGTTATTAAGCGCGTACTGTCGGGGCAAACCATACACCGGATCAACTTCAGCTAACCAGTTCAAGAAACCTGCGTCCGTATTGAGAGACTCCCACTCTGGGACTTTGGAACTTAGCTGAAGTTGATAGCGGTCCTTATCGGACACCACCTGACGATCAGATACGTTCCCAAGTTTGCCTTTCAACTCGTTGATCTCGCTGCGCAGCTGGCTCTCAGTATCCCGGTAACCCGAGATTTTCGATTCAGTAGCACGGTCGATCAGGTCAAGCAGATCAGAACCAAACGCTTCTTTGTCTTGTTCAGTGATAAGAGTCTTTGCACTAGCTGGTTCCGCTTGAGGTGCTTTCTGCGCTTTGGCTACTGCATTCTCAGCAATCAAGGTCTGAATCTGTTGATTCATCTCTCGTGACTGTGCGTGTAACCGTGGCACTTCAGCGTCAAACATTCCTCGGAGAGTACGGTACTTCTGTTCCCATGTCTCTTCAGAAACCTGCTTTGGCTCAGTCCCTTGCGAGATCGGCGTCGGTGGTGGTTCGGGGGCAGCTTGGGGGCTATCTGTGGGAGGAGCAGTATCCGAGGGGTTTACTTCGGTCTGGTTTCCATTGATCTGAGCCACAAGGGCGTCAGCGCCATCAATCTGTTCTTGAATTGCACGCGGCAATGCCATATCTCTATCTCCTTCGCTCCGACTGCGATCTCAGACTCCGTTTTTCACGGTCTGCCATCGATGCGCTTACGGTCAGCTACTCTTCGTAAAAATTTGACAGTGGGCTCCGACTTAACGGGCTGCCTACTATCGGCGGGTTTTTGTCAGCAGCGTACTACCGTTACTGACAAGGTCAAGGAGTTCCTTGGCCTGAAGTGCCCGGCCTTGCAGCCGGAGCATTTCATCTTTATCACGAGACTCACACAGTCGCGTTTGCGTGTCTGTGTACTGCTCTTTAAGAAATTCTACCAGCGGTAGAAACTCTTGGGTATTGAGTAGTGTAAGGCAACGAGCAATACGCTCGTCAACTCGCACCATTTATTTGCAGACGCCGTCGGTTTTAGCGACCATGACGGAGATTTCTTGACCGCCGCGCTTCAGGTCATTGAAGATACCGCCGTCAGTACCGCCACCGCCTTGGGTAGCTGCACCTTTGGACATACCGTCAGTCTTGGCGGATTCTTGAGCGTACTCGGCAGAGCGCGACTCTTTTGGATTGATTGCTTGCATGGAAATTTACTCCTAAGTTGAATGCGATTATGTACAACAACTAGCTGTTGTCAAGAGCCAATCCCGCCTGTCGGAGCGAAATTGTTGGTTACCGGGGCACCATTTTGCAATACTGCACCAGAACTTGGGGCTGCAGGAGAACCACCAGCCTGCGGTTGGCCATTCTTTTGGTTCTCAAGCATTTGCTGCTGTGCCATCTGTTGTTGAGCAGCGGCTGCCTGTTGCGCCATCCGAGCCTTAATGATCTCAACTGGGGCAACGATATTGTCCGGGTTCAGGTCAAGGGTCTTTGCGGATTGGCGCAGAAGCTCTGCGATCCCCTCAACACCAACAATTTGCTGGGTCAGTGGGTTCGACAGAGCGATCTGCAGGAATTGGGCTTGGCGCATCTGGGCTTGTTCCTTAACGAGCAGTGACGTAGCACCACGGGCGACGATATTCACATCACCCTTCAAGTCAGGATCATCGCCGTATCGCATGTTGTAAAAATACAACCGCTCGATAGCCAGCCGAATGACGTTTTCGTCGATATTGGCAATAACCTGCTTGATCGACTTACCAGCGTTGGACATGAGCATGCTCATACCCGAAGCCGTACGTGCAGCGCCACCACCCGGACTGTCGCCAGTCATATAGCGCGGGATACCTGTGTATTCGTCAGCCAAGACAGAGAATTTCTCGTACACGGCCATCAACTCACCGGAAAGGGAGTTTGGCTGGAAGAATTGCATTGGAGGAGCAGAGCCTGCCAGTGGATCGGCAGTAACTTGCCACACTTTCCACGGGTACATCTGTGTGATGTTCTCGCCCTGCGGCAGCCGGTCAATGTTGTAGACCACCTGTGGGCCGGAGGCGATAGACATATTGTTCACCAACGCACGAGCGGCGGCGTTGCAAATGTCCTGCGTGTCACGGCACAAGTCGGCTACTGAGTTACCCCAATACGCGCCCGGCACTTCCTCATACGAAGCCTTGTAGTAGGGCTTGCGACCCAGCGGGTCAGAGTTCAAGACAGCCTTGATAACCCAGTGGCCAACGACCCAAGCCTCAATGGCGTAGTCCATCAGCGGGTCAGGAATCTCGTCTTCGGTCATGCCCCAGTCGCGGAGCAGCTGACCCTGTACGTTACCCCAGTACTGCAGTGCGTCGATCAGCATCGAAGGATTCTGCTGCACGCCCATTGTTGACTTGCCCTCAGCCGCAGCCTTGTTCATGTCAACATAAATCCAGTCGCGCAGACCGCCCTTGCCGTACTCTTCGAGCACCATACGAATGGCACCGTCGCTGTAACCCTCGACACCAATCAGCGCCTGCAGGTCAGAACGAGCCAGCTTGTGACGCTCAATCAGCGAGCCGTCGTCTACGTTAGAGGCGTCAGCTGCGGGGTAGATATTGAACGGATCAACACGCTCCCACTCAAGGCACAACTCGTCGTTGACTTCGAGCTGGAATGTACCCTGCTGAGCCGGTGTCCACTTCATCTTCGGGCGCTTGCGGACCACTGGGCCTTTGATGAACGCCGAGGGGAATGTGGTGATATCGTCAAGGAAGTCCGAGAACGCTTTGCTCCAGCCACCCTCTTGCAGCTGGTCGGTCATCTTGACCTCCATGCGCTCAGCGGTTCGCTTGGCCACGTCTTTCACATGCGATAGGGCCATGTCTTTCATCTCAAGCAAACGCTCACGCACTTGCTGATCTGTAGGCGGCTGACCGTTCATGTACAGCGCTTGAACTTCCTGCTGCGCCTGACCCAGAATTGACTCGACTTCATTGGGCGGCAGGTCAGGAATGGCACCGGGCTTGATGGTCCAAGGCTTCTCATCTGCGGCTGTCACCAGAGTGTCCCGCAACCAGCTCGAAGCCGCACGGCACTTCTGACTCGTCAGCATCATGTAGATGGTGGCGCTGCCCTGCTCACGCAGTTGTGCAAGTTTGTCCGGGTCATACTCGCCCCGGCGTGCCCGCACTGACTTGAGCATTTTGATCTCAGAGGTCATCTGCTTGGCCATCATGGATGACATCCACGTCTTGCGGATATACCCGGCAAGCGCTTGAACGACTGGCTGCGAGTTGGCTCGCTGCGCTTCCGCTCGCTGCTCTTCCTGCATAGCCTTCAAGGATTTGATGGTGACCATGCCACCCACCGTGGTAACTCCCGGTGCGGCTGAATTCGTGATGTTCAAACCTAGTTGCATATTTACGTCACTTTGTGCATGTGGGGGGTACTATGGCACAGTCTCAATGTCAAGTCCAGACGTAGTCTATTCTCTTGACCTCAACTGCTTTACGCTGCCACACATCACCTGTGATGTTCCCATCGGCGTGCAGACACGCATATTGGTGGGCATCTGCAATGTGTGAGTGTGAATTTTTCTCGGGCTTATTGTCCGTTTCACCGTTCTGTCGGATTTTATACCTATATCCGCCGCGCAGTGCAGCAATTAAATGCGTGCAGCTCGGATCAATCAAATGTCCGGGTTTGCCGTCGATAGTCCGGGTGAGCACTTTATCGACCGCATTCACCCGTGCAACCACGCTATTTGTCTTGGCCGGGACGACTCGAAACCCCTCTTGTTTCAGGATATCGAAGACCGACCGCTCGTCAGTCTGCGCCCTCTGCTGCCCTGCCGGGTCACCAATGATGATGACATTCATACCCGGAAACCTGTTGGCCAGCAGGGGTTTGAGCTTCTCACGGCAGAACCGTAGTGTGCCCATACCGTCCGAAGCAAGGTCTGCGAACGTGAGCAGCCTACCCTGTGCGTCAATCTGGTTGATAGTGCAGGCAGGTGTGAGCCCGAAGTCCATCCCGATAATCAGGGGGTGGGTCTGCAATTTGATGTAGTTCAGCGTCTGCTTGGCTACGTGTGTATCTTTGTCGAACGCCCGGAACACTGGCATACCCGACAATGATCGGCCAAACTCGCCGTGTACATACACATCGATCCAGTCCTCAGACTTGCCTTCACACAGATTCTCGTAGTACCCGTCTGGCAGATACTGTATCCAGTCCGCTTCCTGACTCAGACCTGACGGCTGAATCGTGACGTGCATGTTCTTGGTGGGGTCAATGAGCAGCTTTTCCCAGAACGTATCTCCATCAGGCGGGTTGGTCGCACCCCAGACCTTGTGAATCTGCTTGCCCGAGTCGTCACACGCACCTACCCCGTTCATCGTCTTGTCGGGGTACCGGCCCAAGCGGCCTGTCAGCGCGTTGTAAATATCAGGGTTAATCTCCCGGAACTCGTCCATCACGCCGAACGTCAGCTGCAAGGACAGCAGTCGGCGCACGTCGTTGGCGTCATCCAAGCCCCGGAACAGAATCTCGCACTCCACGTCGTCGAACTTCAGCAGGAACTTCGAGTTCGTCTTCTCAAGGATACCGGCCTCCCCGTCAGGGAACCATTTCGTAAAGTCCGGGATAGTCGTGTCCCACAGCATCTGGCGGGTATTCCGAATCACAGCACAGCGCGAGCGCCGTATGCCATCCGGGCATGCCTTAATCCGCGCTGCCTCGTAGCCGATCTTGATGAGTGACGCAGTCGTCTTCGTCGAACCCACCGGCCCCACGATGAAGTTCGCAAACATATCTGATGTCAGGAACGGGACTACCGAGACCGGCGGGGTGTAGACGAGATTAGCCATCGATGGTGACCGGAGTAGGGCCGCTTGCTGCTGGGATATTAATAGTGATACTGAACTTCGGTGCCGCAGCAGCCGCGCTCGCGTTCGGGTCTACCTTCGGCGCTTTGAGTCCAGCGATGTCTGTCAGGGTGTTCAACACACTCAGCTTCTGCAGTACTGACGTGTCGTTGGCCACAACCTGCTTGAACATCTGGCTCATCACCTCGTCGGCCATCATCCCCGCCTTCATGCGGAAAGTCATGCCGTTGCGCTCGAACTCAGACCGCTGAGCCTGTACCGCTGTAATGAAGGGTGGCCATTGAGTTAATCGCTCCCACTTCTCACCCTCGAACCCAAACCGTGCAGCGATGGCCACAGGGTCTTCGAGACCTGCAGCGCACTCCCACACCAGCTGAGGCGGTATGTCCAGCGTGACATGGGCTTCCGGAGCCATGGGTGCCATAGCAAACTCTGTGTGGTCTGCGAACTGGGTCAGGTCGTTCATTTCTTCTCCAAGAATTCAGCCAGCGCCTGCCGTAGCAACTCGGACATGGTCACCCCCGTGGACTCAGACAGCTTACGCAACTTGTCCACGAGGGGGATCGGCAGAAAGAAATTGTGACGAGTCACTTCTTCTTGGTCTTCATTTTGGCTTCTTCAGCCTTTTCGCCCTTCTTGTACAGAGCGAACGGCATCTTTTTCTCACCCTTCTCTTCGGACTTGGACTCTTTGCCTTTGAATTTGGCCATGAGGGCCGGGGGCATCTTGCTCGCCATAAGAAACTCCTAGTTGGTTAGTGACGTGTGTATGGTATCTGAAACGCGGGGTACGTCAAGTGGACGGGGTATGCGGGGGATTGAGTGTGTCTGATGTATGTACAACGTGTGTATATAGGGAAAATTTGACCTTGCGATGTGCGCAATAGGTAATAGGGGTACGGTGGCCTGATTTCGAGTGTCCATCCCCCCACCCCTCCCCGTCCGGTTGTATCGCTGAAACCGATAGTAGGAACTGACGATAACGACGCAAACGGGTTGTATCGCCGGAACCGCTAGTAGGGTGATCGAGCCCTGCACCGATGAGCCTAACGGCGGATTGGATTCGTGTCTTTAACTTGCTTAGCCTACGGGCTGAGCCTAGCCCAAGGGCTAGTGTGAAAAGCCGCGTCCTTGAATCGACTTGATCGTTAAAAATTTAATATCGAAAACCTTGGGGCTTACAACCCGAGTTGGGCGCGAAATAGTCGAGGACGCCCTGACGCATCGTTTATCGGTGACGGAATATGAAAAGGCGAAGCTAGAATTTCAGCTTGAGTGCGCTCTGTCCATTGGCGGGCAACGCACAGGGTTGATCTAATCGAATTAGGCCATGTATTCGGTCGAGTATGAATGTCCTGCACAGCAAAATCACGATAACAAGTTGAGCTGGGACGGGCCGGAAAGACGGCTGCAAACAGTATGAGTGCGCCCTATGTTATGAGCATAGGGCGCTTTGTAGTATGTATTAATCCTAGTACATACCATGAAGCCAACTTACTTACTGGAGTTATTATGTCTGAAATCAATACTGTCTCTTATTCCCCTGCCATCATCAATGTGACGGGCAAGACTGTCACTGAGCGCCGCATGTCTGCATTCGTTGATGCACCACCACAAGCCCAACTGGCCCTTGCAGCCATGGGCGGCAAAGTTGGCAAAATGGCCGCAGTCCGCGCCGCTCAAATCGGTCTGGTTCAAATTGCTCACTCATGTGCCAATGCTAATTACAAACCACTGGCCGCGATGATCTCAAGCCGGACGGGTAAGCCCACTGTCATCAGCAGCCGTGCGTCCTTTGAGTCCCTGCCCGATCAATTTGAGGTGTCCATCATGTCTGCCCAGCTCAAGAAGTCTGGCGGCTATGTGCTCGACAAGAAGACTGGCGCGATGAAAGCCAATGCTGAGTTGGCCTTGGCCATGGAACTGAAGTCCATCTGTGTGGAGATGATCGCCCAAGTTGCACAGCTCCATGCTGACCGCGCTTCCAAGCGTATCGAAGCCACTGCTTGAGCGAAACGCTCCCTATCGCTCCTGCGTACGCAGGAGTGTATAGCTCTGATTCCAGCTTGTCAAGTGAATTTTCCGGAATGAGTCCAAGTGGAAAACGGAAAATGAAATGGAAAATTCAACTATTGAGCATCCATGCGGGTTCCAAGAGAGCAATTTTCTAATTTTCTATTTTTCTATGTAAATGTAGGCTGCTGCACTTTGCAGCTTTTCAAGTCGGCCATGTGCTGAACGCGGTGCGCATCACGTCATCGTCATAAAGTCTCTCACCCTCTTGGAAACACGGAAAATTAGAAAATTCTCTCGCAACCCGCATGGATGCTGGGTTTGAATTTTCCAGCCCATTTCAAGAACAGAAAAATCTGTATATCCATACAGTACTTCAATGCTAGTGCGTTGGGTGTCAGGGTGAGAGTCCCTGACTGATGCCCAAGTGAGTTGGCCGAAGAGCGCCTCACCATATGAAGTAACTACCAAGCCAGCAGGTATCGATGCTGGCACAACCCTCACCAACAGGCGGCTACTGTGAACATCGAGTTCACTACAGCACGGGACTGGCAACCCCCGAACGCATCAATCAGCCTTCACCTATCACTGTCCCCGGCAATCCCGCCACTTACTCACTCATAAGGGAAAACCCTATGTCCTCTACTCACTTAAGTTATCTGTATCTGTCCAACTTGGACAGCCCCGAGACCGACAACGACAGCTTCATGTTCGAGCTGCCACTTGAGAACGACCCCACCTTGGACGATGACGCCGAGTTGTCCATCAATGCCTACTACCGTGCAATCGGGAGGAGCTGACATGCCAAGAGACCAAGCCAGCGCATTAGTCTGCGCCCTAGCCGACCTGTGTGGAGCCTACCAAGCATTCAAGCTGGGTGACATGCAGGCCCATGACTGGAAAGCCCATCAGACCAGCATCATCGAGTTGGCCGAAGCGTTCGGCCTTGAAGAAGAAGTACCGGAGGACTGCACATGAGAGACAAGACCGATACATCCACCATGGAGATACCTTGGTTGGACGACCTGAAAGCCGGACTGACTGCCAACAAGTACGGGTTCGCGTTCCACATTACCACCACCAGTGGGGAGACCATCGAGTGGACTGGCCTGACCTCCAAGCGGGCCAAGGATATGTTCAACGCCACTGAGCAGGCCCAACCCACCAACATCACCGGCTTCGGCTGGGAGGAGATCAAATGAAACCATACTACATAGCGACAGGCACAAGTGACGATGGGGGCCAGTGGGTATTCATGTTCCACATCAAGGCGCAAGCCGAGAAGTTCGTGGAGCTGGCTACTAACTGCAAACTACCCGAGCACCCGAGTTATGTGGGTATTCACTGGGACATTATCCCGCTGACTGTGCAGCACCCAACCGAGGCGCTGCGCGAGTATCTCGGGGGACTGTAAAGTCACCTATCACGTAGGGTTTGTCCTAATGGCAAGCCTGACTGACCAATCTAAACTGGCTACCCATGCAGCAAGCGCACTGCACGGGGCGGGCATCGACGCGCACTTAGTATTCACTGTTCTATTCACTAACTTAGGAGCTTCCATGAAGTATTCAGACATCAAGCGGTCAGCACTGGCCAACTTCGCCAAGGGCAACCGCATCGTTCCATTCGTTACCGGCAAGCCCGGTGGTGGCAAGTCAGCCTTGGCCCGTGACATTGTGTCCAGCCTTGGCATCGACGCCGACCGCATCACCGAGTTCAACCCGTCACTGCGTGACCCTGTGGACATCATGGGTCTGCCCAAGGTTGACGGTGACCATGCCAGCTGGCTGCCGCCTTCGGAGTTCTGGCGCATTCGTGATGACGGTTCCGACCGTCCATGTGCCCTCATCATTGAGGAGTTGTCAGACGCTTCTGTGCCCATGCAGAACCCGCTGTGCCGCGTAGTGCTCGACCGATACGCTGGTGAGTTGAGGCTGCACCCTAAGCTGCACATCATTGCCACAGGCAACCGGACTGAGGATAAGTCAGGCGCGACCCGCATGACTACCAAGCTGGGCAACCGTATGCAGACGCTGGCCTTCGACGAGAACCTCGACGACTGGTGTGAGTGGGCGCTGGGTAACAACATCGCTGTTGAGATGATTCAGTTCCTGCGCTTCAGGCCCAACCTGTTGTCCGACTTCGATGCCAACCGCGCTATCAACCCGACACCGCGATCATGGGAGATGGCCAACGAGGTGGCTGGTGAGTTGCCCTCTGACCTGTACTTCAGCAACATCGCTGGACTTGTGGGTGAGGGTGCTGCTGCCGAGTACACCGGCTTCAAGCGTATCTTCGAGAGCTTGCCCAACATCGACAGCATCCTGATGAACCCTGCAAGGGCGGACGTTCCGACTGACATGCCTGTGCTGTTCGCCTTGACTGGTGCGCTGGCTCATCGTGTATCCAAGGACAACTTCGACAGGGTGTGTGAGTACATCGACCGTATCCCTGCTGAGTTCCAAGTGATGTGCGTCCTTGACTCCAAGAAGCTCAAGCCTGAGATCGTCAACACCAAGGCGTTCGTTGGCTGGGCTGTCAAGAATAGCAGCCTGATGTCATGAACCTAGAGTGGCGGTGTATATACACAGGGGCAGGTTGGGCTGACACCCAAGAGCTGGTGGACCCTGACAACCTGATGTCCTGCTTCGGCACCATCGTGAGGCAAGATCGTGGCAAGGGCAAGTACTGGTACTGCCTCACTGTGTGGCAGCCGGGCGTTTACCTGCTGGACTACACCGCCACTTTCACCTCACGCAAGAAAGCTCAGGCCATGGGCATTGTCATGGCAAGGATGTTTTTAGCTAACTAACTTAAGGAAACGTATGCAAGTAACTACTCTGGCCGCTAAGGCCATGCTCGTCAAGCTGACCGTTCGCAGGGCTAGCCTGACCAAGCGGGACGCAACTGCGGAGCTTATGATTCA